GCAATTTTACGAATTTTCGGTTTCAATTTCATATTAAACTTTCTTTAAGCTACGAAGAATTTTTACTTGAGAGTCTGGGGCAACATATGCCCTTGCCCTAATCACTCTGAACCCTGTAACCATATCATCGGCTTGCGTAAACTCTACAAATCCATTTTCGATCATTTCTTTCACAATCATGTTTACCAATGTATGTTTTAGAAGAACCTTTCCATCATCTTTCATTATCGCTATATTATCTGAAGACACTGTAATGGTTGCTGTGATAAGTTTACCGCCTATTGCATAGTCATATGTTGCCAACATGCCCGCCAATCATAAGATTTTTCCTAACACCCCGTAAATCAAGGTGTCAAGTTCTTTTTGATAGTCTTGTCCTGTTCTACGTTTCATCCAGATAGATTCTAGAACAGTTCGCATTTCATCAGCATCAAGACCTTTGGTATTGTAGTCGATGCCTCTGCGCTCAAGTTCGTTGACCAAATCCTCGGTATCAACTTCTTCCAATATATCATCAACGTCAATATCAACATCTACTGTTTTGTATACAGTTGGCATAATTCACTCACTTCAACAATGGTTGCATCATTCAATTTAACAATGTTTGCGTAGCCAGCAGGTTCACGACTCATAAAGCAATCATGATACTGGCGCAAAAAAGGAACAGTGATACCGACTAAATCACGATACCACATCAGTCTGTCGGAGCATTGAGTTATAAGAAGTGCCTTCATTCAAATATCCTTTCAACAATTCGATTGTTTCATTGGCATCTGTATGAAGAATTCCAATACCTCCAGCATTACGAAAACCCTCAATCACATCCTCGGTGTCATCGACTAGAATGGAATCAGGTGTAGCATAGTTACGCTTCAATGAACGACCCGGAACAATGTTGCGAACATAGTTCACTCCAAGATTGTTTAGCCATTCATCTTTTTGCTCAGAGACTTCGTTGTGAAATTTTTTACCGCCGCTTGACGATAGAATCTCCACATTCACTTGCTTGTCGATTGAACGAATGTATTCAAGCAAAGCCTCGCCGCCGGGAAACAAATCCAGTGTAGCAAAATTTCGATTGCCAACAAAGGTGTCCCAGTTAGGACTAAAATTTTTTCGGTTGCGTGACGAGCCTGGTGTTTCGTTGAATAGTTCCATCCATCGTTTATCGAAGTATGCAACTACACCATCAAGATCAAGATATACTGTTTGAATTTTCATATTAAGATGCCAATAGGGCAAGAGCCATTGTTACATGCGCAAGGCCTTCAAACAGATAAAAATTATTGTATAGGAAAAGTTTCACTTGATTCATATCAATCTTTCATACTGTTATACATTTCACTCAAAATTCTTTCGACCGTTTGGACTGGCGCGTTAGTTTTAGAAATGGCAAATGCGACCACATCTTCACCAGACAAGCCGCATCCCCATGCTTCAAGAATAGCGGCTTTTACGAGTTCCGCTATTGTAGCCATATTATATCCTTTACAAACTCTTTACATATTGTTCTGCGTAACTACGATCCTCGAAGTCTTGGACATTGGTTTGAATTTCATCCAAGGCATCAAAAACCATAGAGTCCTTCATCACAGCACCTTTCATGGTTTCAGTGATGATATCATCAGCAGTCACCTTAGGCGCAACGGCAACGGTCTTGGCCTTGGGTGCTTTGGTAGCCTTGGCAGGTTTAGCAACCGCAGGAGCAGCCGGCTTAGCCGCTTTGGGTGCCTTAGTCTTAGCAACTTTCGGTGCGGAAACAGTACCGGTACCGACAAGTTCATAACTCACAACGGTGCGGCCGTCACGGTTGGATTGAACACTGAAGCCGGTGTGCTTTTTGATTTCCCACAGATAGGTCGAAAGACGGGTGGGAACGATACCATCAATAGCTTTGATAGCGGAGACGGTCACAGGACCATTGGCATTCTTCAGGGTTTCGAGAACCTTCAGATATTGCAGGGACTTACTCATAATGAATTTCCTTTCAAGTTAAAAATTAAATCACCAAATCAAATTCTATCACAGGTAACTGTCAATGTCAAGTTTGACCATCTTGATTTCACCCTTCACTTTTTTAGGGTATTCGGTTGGCATGGTCATCGAGCCATCTTCATTCACTTGCAACAGTTTGCCAATTACAATCCATTCATCAATTGGCATCGCAACAGTGTCCTCGGAAGCGGTAACTTCATTCAAGTACTCCATTGCTTCTAACATTGTAGCAAACTGGCGAGAGTTTGTCAAGTTCTTGTTATTCGGTTTCGCAAGATACATCATACATTTTCTCCTAAAGCATCCACGCCAGACTTGGCTAACATCAACCCCAATGCGGCAACAATGCCTTGGGTAAGCAGGCTTGCATCATGATTTACTTCCAAGGTACCAACGGCACCGAAGACAATCAGCAAACCAAGAACAAATCGAATCGAACCTCTCATACCATTAACTCCCACGACCAAAAACCATCACAATCATTTGCGCCTTCATCGAAGTCTGGACCGTAGAAACGTGGATCCGTCAGAAGCATTTCCATGTCAAGTTCATCGGCATACTCAGCCATACGAGCCTCAGCAGCCTCTTGACCGATCAAGGCCAGTTCGAAATTGATAGCATCGATTTCCATAATTTCTATTATACTCAGTTTGTGGCGAATGTCAATAGTGTTGTTTTTATGCAACACTCTCGGTTCTGAAATATCCGTACGGCAAGCCGTTCAGATAGCAAAAGTATTCCCAGTCCCCGCCAGCATCACTGGCTTGCATCAACCAACGCAGGGCGGTTTCTCGGTCGCCAGCACCGGTCAGGATCATGCGAGTTACGCAATTTTCAAATTCCTTGACGGCCACTGCCTCGGCTTCACGGCGTAAGGCTTCCTCACTATCGATAACCTTCGACAGGTATTCAAACTCCCTATCGAAGTCTTCCAAAGTCCAATTGCTGGTATCGATACCACGAGGACGGACACCGTGTGCATCTTTATACATGTCCCAATAGGTGGCAGCGGCTTGCTCCAGAGGGGTCAATTCTTCCCAAGTTTTCATGATATCTTCCATAATCAAAAGGTGTTCAGGCTAGGGTTGTAGACGGCAATCAATTCACGCTCACGCTGGTGTGCAGGCTTGCGGCCACGGATCACTTCCAGAACCTCATAGGTCCATGCGCAGTCCATCAAGTCTCGCAAAGCACGGCAAAAGTTCCAGTCCTTGTTTTCGCATTTGGCACGACTAACATGCTTTTGCCAACGGACCTTGACGGAGCGAAGATATGCTTGCCCTTGTGCGACAGTAATACCAATGTATTCATCGCCAGTGTCTACGCAAGTCACCTTGTAGACTACATGATTTCGGTCGCAACGGCGTTTTTTCATCATGTACACAGTATAGCACAATGGGAAGACTTGTCAAGTTGTATTTTTACAACAGTTGGGAAAAAACGACAAAATTGTTGTGTAAAAACAACAACTTAGGGGGTCATTTTAGCGGTTTTGGGCGGTTTTCCTTGAGGGTGGGGGGTAGACTGCATCCGACCCTGTAGAGCCGCCCAAAAGCCGTTCTAGGGCTGGACAAAGGTCTTGACCATGAACCTCTTAGTCTCATAAAGGCTAGGGCACTTGGTTTTGATCTTTTTGCCTTTCATATTGTAAAAAACTTCAATTCGGCGGGGAGAATGCACCATGATAGCACCAAAGCATTGCTTGTCCCTTGCAAAAGGAACCATGTAAGCATCCATATTCTCGGCAGTCTTCACTTTTTTATAAGAATCCATGCCCTTTACTCGGTCAAGATTACCAAAGAAAAGAGTGTCCAATAGTTCATGCACCACGGACTGCCTAGGTCCCATACCTTCATGAAAAAGCATAGAGTTCGGTCCTTTGCGGATGTTTATCTTTTTTGTAGCGTTTATTATCTACAACCCTCATCCTGTACTTAGGGCTTTTTAAATCCCTAGCCACAGGATTTCGGGGTTTTTGTTTTTTATTTTGTAAGTTCATACGGTTTGTTCCACTTTCCAATGTTTACACTAACATAGTAAGCGGTATTGAAATAGTCGGTCATAGCGTCCGACTCATCGTACCAATCGGCACCCTTTAGGGCACTGAAAGTTTCGCTAAGAAACTTTTTAGCGGCACCAGTAAAATGCTCATGAAACCAGTAGGGGTTTACATCAACCGATTTGGTCTTACGAATGTAATCGATTTGGTCTTGCGAAAAATGCTTCGCATAGGGCTTTTCTTTATCAGTTTGAATATAGTTCTCAACAAAGTCAATTTTGCCGGACTTTACGTTTAGCACAATCGTGGAATGATTCCGAACCGCAAGGGTGCCTTTAACACCATATTTAGCCAAAATCGGCTTGAGCAGGGCGGCAATCTTTGCTTTCTTTTCTTGAGACATATAAGCCATGGAAGTTCTCCGTTAAATCAATCGATAAATGCTATTCTACACGATTTCTGGCAGTTGTCAAGACTGTTGGGTTTGCGCAACACTTTCCCTAACCCACATTTCCGACAAGGCTTGAAGCCAGATAAGGTTCTGGGACGGAGTGGAAGTTCCGTTTTCCAAGGCTTCCGTAGCATCAGCCAGAGCCTCCATATAGGGGGTAATTGTTTCCATTGTTTGTTCGATAGTAGTCATTTATTGCACCAGTTAAAAAAATCAACCCATGAGCCGTCAAAAATCACTTCAGTAGGATTTTTCACGACAACATTTTCCTTATGCACATGATATTCATAATCTTGCCAGCAATCGGTGTCCGTCACTGGATGAATATAAAATCCGCCTACGGATTGTTTGAAATGCGCAATCATCTGCGCCGCAAGGCAACCCATGCCGTTTGCAAGTTTAGGCTTTGCTTCGCCATAGCCGTTGACAATTTTGAACCCACTCAAAAATTCAGCGAGTTCGGCTCCGTGTCCTGACGGATAGCCATCGAATTGCCGATACATATTGATGACGGGAGTGCCGCCATCATACACAAAAGTTAAACACCGAGTTCCCATTTTACGCTCCTGGACAATCGTTTATACACACATATCGTTCTCCACGATAATCTTCAACCACAACCATATCAGCAGAAACTGGACACTGATATTCCATGTTCATGGACATTTCTACAGGCAGGTCCTGCGGAAGTTCACGCAAGACCGCTATCAATTCTGCAACATTCATTTTTCAATTTCCTTATAGATACATAGGACCAGTCCAGCGAATGGTGTAGCCACCATCGAGGATGTTACCACGGGCTGCATTTCGAGCAGGCGCCGCCCAACTAGCAGGCTTCAGAATATCGCCTTTGCGGAATTTCTTATCACCATCACCTTTGACGATGAATCCCCAAACGGAGGTGCCAGCAATCACTTTGATATACTTGTGGCCTTCTTCAATGCGCAAGCCGTTAATGAATTCATCAAGCATTTGGGCCTGAACCTCGGTTCGAGGCTTTCCACTCAAAGTTTGCCAACCTTCATAGTCGGCAACAATTTCATTCTTTAGCGTTTCGAGAGCGGTTTGCATCAACATTTCCATATCCGTTTCATCAATTCAGACTCTATTATGCTTCAGATTCCGTGTTCTGTCAAGCATGTTGCACAAATACAACACTTCCTAAAGACAAAAACGCCCTAAATAAAAGGGGTGAAAGACTTTTGTCATGGAATTTATTAAAATAGGGGAAACTGCCATGACATTTAAAAAGACCGCTCTTGCGGCTCTTTTGGGTATGATATTCAGTGTGGCCATAGCGCAAGAAACAACAAACGTAAATACCACGAACACATCGACTAGCACCAGCACGGTCAATTCGGTTAATACAAACACAAGTACTAGTACAAACACTAGTGACTCAACTGTAAATAGTACTTCAGTAAACACAAACAACAATAACAGCATAAGTGCCAGTACATCTACGAACACTAACGTAAATACTAATAACAATATCAATAGCGGTACTCAAACAATTAATAACAATAATGTCAATTCTGGCACTATGACTTATAATAACAATAACGTTAATAGTGGCACAATGACTTATAACAACAATAACGTTAGCACTAGTAACAGTAATAATAACAATATTAATACTAGTACATCAACAAACGTAAATACCAATAACAATGTCAATAGCGGTGACATGACTAACCGCAACATCAATACGTCTACTGCAACTACAACAAATACAAATAACAATATTAACACTGGTGACATGACTAATCGGAACATCAATACGATGACCAGTGACAATAAAAACGTGAATGTGAATAGTTCAACTAGTAGCAACGTGAATCAAAATATTCAGAGTGGAGATGTGACTAATCGCAACATCAATACTTCCGAAATTACTCAGCGTGTTATTCAGCCACCACCAACCGCTATTGCTCCGATGATGATGAGTGGTGGTAACAACGATCTATGTACAACAGGTACATCAGGTGCAGTTCAAACTCAAATATTTGGTGTCTCTTCTGGAGGAACGGTTACGGATTACAATTGCGAAAGATTAAAACTTTCCAAAACACTTTATGATATGGGTATGAAAGTGGCAGCAGTTGCCACGATGTGCCAAGACAGAAGAGTGTGGAATGCTATGATGGCAGCCGGAACACCATGTCCATATGAAGGACAGATTGGTGAAAAAGCAGCGGCTCTATGGCAGCAAAATCCTAAGAAAATTCCTGAATGGAAACAAGAGAAATCAGATGATACATACACAAAAATTGGTATCGGCAGCGTACTTGGCATTCTTATCTTTAAGTTATTCGGCCTCTAATGCTCAGATAACAAATCAAGAATTAGTACCAGGTCAAGTCTATACCACGCCAAACATAGTACAGCCCACAATATCAGGAACAAATCATACCCCTTGGGTCAATGGAGTGTTTCAGCAAAACCTCACTTGCTGGGCATGGGGTGATCCTGGATATTGTGGGCCTAATGCTATTGTTCGTCCGGGAAACAATGTAAACTTTTCATTTGGCTTGACTGATCTTTATCAAAGTCAATCGATAGCCGCTGCTTTGCCTAATTCGGGAACAGGCTTAACAGTGAATGGATTCAATTTCTCATTCACCGCAAAGAACGGAAACGGATGGGATGATGGTAGAGTAGATGTTTTAAGTGCATATGTAAGATTTCTCGACTCTACTGGTAAGAATGTTCAAAACTTTAACTATAATTTGAATTACAAGTTTAATTGGACAACATTCAACTATAACGAAACCTTTACTACGCCATACGCAACAAAAGACTTGGGCAATGTTCATTATGGCTTTGTTGGTAAAGATAACAACAATTGGGCAGGACCTTATGGTCCAGAAGTTACAAGTATAAGTTTTAGATTGAAGTATTCGGTTGATCCTTGTCATACGGATGTATTGAGTTCTCCGTCTTGTCCTGGTTATTTGGATGCAGTCGCAAAGTTGAACGCACCAGCATCGTATTCTATTTCACCAACAACAGTGCAGACAGCAGTTTCTGAATACTCTGCGCCTCCATCGGCACCCGTAACTCAGCAAGAAGTTTCAACAATTGTTCATTCACCGACACCTGTAGTATCAACACAAACTGTTCAACAAGTTGCAAGTGTGGCACCAACAAAAGTTGGAGAAGTTGTAGATACTGCAAAGTCTACACAACCAGCCAACGCTTCATCAACAAGTGGAGGTGGTGTATCTCTTTCAACTATTCTTGGAATTGTGTCCAGCGAACAATCTAGAATTTCAAATGTAGAAAAGAGTGTGGTTCAACAAGCCGTAGAACAAGCCGTCAAAGAGTCGGAGAAAACACAAAGAGATGCAGAACGTTTAGCAGAACAAACTCAACAGCAGAGTATTGCTTCAAGTAATCAGTCTGCGCAAACACAAACATCAATCTCAACAAACATTGGTATTCAATCATCAACAATTCAAAGTGGTGTGCAACAACAAACCACTGGACTACAGGGAATTGGTATCGCTTTTTTTTCACCTGGAATGGGAAGTGGGAGTGGTTTATCCGCCTCTCGCCAAGAGCAAAATAATTTTATTGCATCAACTACATCTTTATCCACAGTGCAACCTAGAGCATTTCAATTTGCTGAAACTGAAACTATAAGACAAGAACTTCCAAGACTTGGTGGTTCAAGATCAATGTTAGAAGAGATTGGAACAAATAACCCCAACATATCAACTGCGCCAGCATCAACATCTAGTGATACAGTTAAAAAAGATGTTGCCAACAATGAATTAGCTGGTGGAGTTGATATTGCATTAATTGCAAAACAACCACCAAACTTTGCACAGTACAGTGTTGGTATGCCAGATTCACCTTTTTACGCACCTAAGGAGATATATCGCAATCAAAGAACCGTTGATAATGCTAGAGTACTGAGAGGTCTTATGAGTGGCAGTGACATGCTACATCAAGAAATGGTCGATCAACAATACAAAAAATAAGAGGAAAAAATGGGAGAAGAAATTAAAGACGTTAATAAGAAGATTGATGCCGCAGAGGCAGCAGTCAAGAAGTACGCAAGCAAGGATACCGTTATCAGCATTGGTGGATATGAATTTACACCAGCGAAGTTGATGATAGCGGCCACCATCGTATCGTCCACATTAGGTGGATTGTATGGAGCATTTGAAGTCTACAAAGACTACATTGGCATGAAGAAAAAAATTGCAGAGTACGTTACACCAGACTTGTCCGAGTTTGATAAACGATTGGCGGTTATTGAAGAAAACAGTGCAAAAACTTCAGATTACACAAGAGACATTAAGAATGATCTGAAGAACGATATTCGTAGAAATGAATCTGTTACTGAACAGATCGAAAGAAGTGTGAAAGTGGCTCAGCGTGAAACAGAAACTGAAATGCGTCAAGCAAGAAAAGATATTCGTGAGGACCTAGAAAAAGCTAGGGCTGAAGTGAATGCAATCCGTAAAGAAGTTTCTGATGCCCGTAGAGAAATAACTAAAGAAGTTGACACTAGCAAAAAAGAAATTGCTAGAGAAGTTGATGGTATGAAAAGAGATGTTAAGAGAGATGTGGATGCTCTCAAAAAAGAAGTCGATAACAAGATTCAGAAGGCTATCGATAATCCATTAGCAAATAGATGATAGTTGAAGCACTAATGACTTTAGCTTTAGCTTACACAAAACCAGAATATATTTGTGTCCGATGGACATGGACAGGAGATGTGTACAATAGAAAAGTTTATTGTGTTACTTGGAAAAAAATAGAAAAAGAAAAAAAGAAAGACAAAAATGATTGATCCAATTACAGCACTGGCTGGAATACAAAGTGCCGTTGCTCTAATCAAAAAAGTTTCTAAAACAGTGGACGATGTTTCGTCTTTAGGACCTGTGCTTGGTAAATATTTTGATGCCAAGCACACGGCCACAAAGGCTGCGGTAGAAGCAAAGAGTAGCGGCAAAAAGTCTGTCATGGCTGTGGCCATAGAAATAGAAATGGCACTACATCAAACTGAACAATTTGAAAAGGAGTTGCAATTACTCTTCATGCAGACCGGTAAGATTGATGTGTGGAATAAAATTAAATCCAGAGCAATGGCTATGGATGTAGAATCCGCACATCAGGCAAGAAGAGAAAAAGAAAATCAGGCTAATAGAAAAAGACAACAACAAGAATTTCTTGAATGGTCACTTGCATTTATTATTATTGTTGCATTTTCCGCAGCCACCATTTGGGGTCTAGTAGAAATAGTAGACCTATGTAAAACATCCAAGTGTGGAGTTTAATGGTGCCCGGAGCCGGAATCGAACCGGCACGCCCCTTTCGGAAAGCGAGGGATTTTAAGTCCCTTGTGTCTACCTATTTCACCATCCGGGCTATGAACAATCGAGTGGTTTTTTGGTACCTCGGAGGAGAATCGAACTCCTATCAGCCGCTTATCTGGCGCTACGGGGTATAAATCCGCTGTTTTACCATTAAACTACCGAGGCAAAATTATTTGGTTTGTTCTGCCAAAGTTCGATAACCACGACCAGTCGGATGAACGCCATCAGCACTCATCTGGTCTTTTGGTCTAGGTAGTATAACATCACCGTATTCACTTGCGATGCGAACGATTGCATCATGAGGAATAGGCTTACGATCTTTTCCTGGATCAATCCAAAAGACACGCTTGCCTTTGATAGCCTCTCGCATCTTTCGCAATTCAGCTTCGGTCTTTACACCTTTATGATCATTTGCACCAAGGCTAATGATGATAGTTTCATACGGCTTTGTAGTAGCATTGCTTAGATAGTCTTTGTTCCACTGCCAACTATTCCATCCACCTTTAGAATAAGACACACACTCTTTGCGGACCATAGATACGCCTACAGCAATGCTATCTCCAATAATCATACAATCAATCATAAATTTTCCCTGTTATAAAATTGGTAGGCCGTCTAGGAGTCGAACCTAGCACCAACGGATTATGAGTCCGCTGCTCTAACCATGCATGAGCTAACGGCCCATCGTATAAAATAGGGGGCACAACTGAGTGTCTCTCGACAAGTCTGCTGTTGTTTAAGACTGAGCCACCAAATCGGCTAGTCCCCCATCCTATGTATTACAGGTCGTAGCGAGGAACCATGATGGTTTTCATCATGATTGCTTCTGGAGTGAACTGCTCAGTGTCAGCCGCTAGAACCGCTTTCACGATTGCTGGTGAGAATCCAGAAACAAGTGCAACACCACGGGTGTCATACTTCACAGGCACATTGTCCTTTGCATTTAGGTTCCAGAAGACAATCTTTGGAACTGCATATCCTGCATTGGTGAACTTGCTTACGATTGATTCGAATGCAGAGTTATCAAAACGTGCGCATTGATCGAACTGCATATCAGACAGAATCAAAAGCATTTCAGGCATTTCCTCTTGAGGAACTTTACCCTTCACTGCAACAGACAGGATTTTGTCCAATGCACGAACAAGGTTGGTGTTCATTTCCCACTTTGACTTGCTCATTTGTTCAATTTTTTGAACAATGTCACCCTTTAGGTGCAACAACTCTGGAGTACCAGAGAAGGTCAAGAAAGTGTCTTTGAACTTACCTTTGTTCTTGTCAGACAAGTACAAGCCAAGCGAAACTGCTACTTCCAAGCAAGTGGTTTGGTTCTTAGAATCACGACCACCAACTGGACAAGTCATCGAACCTGACACATCCACCAGAGGTAGAATGTTAGCGTCACCAACAAAGTTAGGCAGAGCCTCCCATTGCTTAGTCACAAGGTCAAGTTGAGTCTTGTTGTAAGTAACGCCATATTGGTTGATTAGACCTTTTAGCACATCGTATGGGTACACTGCGCCAGCGTTAACTTTAACAATTGGGTCATCACCTTTTACAAGGGCAGTAACATATTCCGCATACTTTTGAGTATTGCGACCGAATGCTTTCTTGTAACGTGCATGAGCCAGCGAAGGCACATGGCTGAAGTTGATGTTGTCCCAATCCTTTGCGCACATTTGGCTTTCAACAACCTTGGTCAACTCTACCAAAGACTTGCGATAGAACTTAGGCGACATTCCGAAGAAGTTGCGAATCTCTACAGCAAGAGGACCTTGGCGAGGAGTCCACTTAGCGGCTAGGCCATTCTTGGCACGAAGAGCATCACCAAGCATGGTGAATGCTTCAGCCTTCAATTCTTTGTTAGTGAAGACAAAGATATCATCCCAACGACCTAGTTCAGGTACCTTGCGCAACAGAGCCTTTGCGGCATCCTTGTCATGCTTTTCTAGGTACTTCAATACATCACGGAACAACTGGCGTTCACCAGCGCCACCACGGGCATCACGAACCCATTGCGCAATACGCAATGCAACGTCCTTGTTCTCTACATATGCGGCAACAAACTCTTTGGTAATGTCTTTACCACGGCTTGCACCAATTTTGAAAAACAAATCTACACATGCCTTAGCGGTAGACTTGCGAGCCTTCATACCATTTTCAGTACGGGCTTCTTGATTAACAACGGCATCTACAAAAGTAGTCATGATTTTTCCTTTCAATCAACAGGTTAAGTTTTACGGTTTCGATTAGAAGTCGAATGTATTTTGTTTGCTGGAATTAACCTAAATTCAACAGAATGCTTTTTTACGTTGCTCTACCAAATGAGCTAATTTCCCACTGGGAAATGTTGGAGTCGAACCAACTACCTACGGCTTACAAGGCCATTAGTGTTTTGCTGAACGCATTCTAAATCCTTTTCAAATAATTCAACAGGATAGTTTTCTTCTTTTTATTTTTGCGGAATTGAACCGCACAAGAGAAATCGAAACTCTTGCTGGCAAGCGAACTTGGCCATCCTGATACAGATTATGAGTCTGTTAGTTTTTAGTTGCTGTACCTATCCTACTATTATAACAAAAAAAATCGGGTTGGTCGAGTGAGTATTGAGCAGGTTCTTAAACCTCGGTACTCCCTTACGGGTGATATAACTCTACCGAAATCAAATGGGCTACCATTATTTTTCTGTCTTTCCAGCGTCAGATTTAATTCAAGTTTACTCTCTAGCCCTCGTAATTACACCTTGCGGTGGTCCTCCGATAGAGGGAACACTTTAGTCATTTAAGATTAAGTGTGCTGTATCCAACCCCTTCTCAATCACAATGCATCTATTATATGCTATTTCGAATGGAATGTCAAGCAGCCATTCTTTGTTGATGACTCAAGATTTCCTTTAGTCTGTCTGCGCAGTAAGATGCGGCAAACGCATTTGGCTTTACCAAAGGCACAACATTACACATACCACGAATGTATCCTACGGCTTCTTGCACTACGCACGAAGAACCATACTGATCATCTGGATTAATGTCAAGGTGAACTTCAACCGCTCTATCTTCCAGAACATCCGCAAGTTTCAAATACAAATCTGCGATCTTATACACTTCAGTCATCAATCGCATTCTTGGTTTGTTTTTTGATTGGTCATAGTCACGCTCTCTTTGAACTTCACCAAAGATTTTGCAACCATGTTTACCATCAATGTGAACGACAATAACAAGAGTATAATCTGCATACCATGTTTTGTCAATCTTAAATCTCTCCGAGTCTCCACCGATGTAGATTTTAGTCTGCGGAGACTGTTTTTCTATAAACTGTTTCACTTCATCGATGTTGATCATTTGCATTTTAAACTCCTATTTTTGGCAGGGACACTAGGATTCGAACCTAGGTATGTCGGAATCAAAATCCGATGCCTTACCACTTGGCGATGCCCCATCAGTTTTTTCTTTGTTTTTTTCTTTTTCTTCTAGATCACGCCCAAAGATTGCATCCCATCTTGAATTATATTCTTCTTGAGAAATGCTTATTGGTCTTGGCCTAGAACCTTTACCAGCTTCATGTGCCACAATAAACTCCTTTTTTGGAGCGGGTAGGGAGATTCGAACTCCTCGCTTGAGGTTTGGAAGACCGCCGTGCTACCGCTAACACTATACCCGCATTTGATACTCTTCTTGATATGTCTCACTCATATCAATTATGTCATTAAAATCATTCGCACCTCTACGAATGTAATCTTTACCACCATCAGTAAAGATTGCACCACATTTGCACCAAACAAAATCATGACGATGTTTTGATTCAATAATGTCTCCGCATTTTCTGCATTGACACTTATTAACTGTTATGACCTCACGGATTAGTGTATCCGTATCCTGAGGATGGTGAACCGATTTCATCTTTTACTTTGCTCCTATCATCTTCTTGAATGTCAACTGCAACCAACAATGCTCTTTCAACTTTGAAATGATTTGCAATATGAGTTAATTGTTTACCGCTGTTATCCGCTTCAAGCACCAAGTTTGCTACATTACTTGTAACATACCCAACTTGAGTGGCAATCGAACTAAGAGAACTTAAAGAATTAGAATTTGATGCAATGTTCGAAAGGCTTGTGTTAATAGAACTTAGAGAACTAGAATTTGATGAAATAGTTGAAAGGCTTGTATTGACGTAACCAATATTAGCATCAATTGTAGTAATCTCATTTGCAATAGTCGAAAGGCTTGTATTAACAAAATTTAGAGTAGTGTTAACGTGACCAAAGTAATTTTTGATATCCGTAGAATTACTAGCAATCGTTTCTAGTGCATCGGCTATTCTATCATAAAGACTTGAGTAGTCGATTTGAACGGATAGAGCAGTCGGATTGTTAGTACTATAGCCATCTTGTGCCATAACATAATTTTTATTATTAGCACTATCATCGATGGTATATACTTCAACTGTAGGCGAAGTATTTGAGTAAATTAAATTTGCTGTTGCCATACATTTCTCCGATACAAATGAGAATATTTATGCACTGGAGCGGGTAGTGGGAATCGAACCCACAACTAAACCTTGGCAAGGTCTTGTGTTACCACTAGCACCATACCCGCATAATTGGTCCGAGTAGTAGGATTCGAACCTACGACCTCCTGCTCCCAAAGCAGATGCGCTAACCAGGCTGCGCTACACTCGGATAAATTTTGGTGCTCCTAGACAGAATCGAACTGCCGTCACTGGGTTACAAAGCCAGGGTAATGCCACTATACGATAAGAGCGAAATTCGGACTGACAATTTTTCCTA